TTCGCTATGCAGGTACGCAATCCGAAGTATCAACGTCAGTCTATGGTCATGGGTAATAAGAAGTTTACTCAATGGTGCATGGACAACAACTTCATGTTTAGCGCAGATAAAAAATAAGGAGAAACATTATGTTAGCAATAGGTAAACCATTAACTGCAGAGCAACGACTTATGAAGGCTACGACTGACATCGTAGGTCGGGAAGAGTTCGTCGCCCTTGCAGGGGTGCTCATGATTGGCAACAAAGAAGTAGTCGACGGACTACCAACTGCATGTACCAACGGACGTGACGAGAAGTATGGTCGGGAGTTTGTTGACTCTTTGAATGACGCTGAGTTTAGATTCTTAATGTTGCATGAGTGTTATCACAAGATGTATCGACACTTGACTACATGGAAGTATCTGCATGACTTAGATCATGAACGGGCCAACCAAGCATGTGACTATGTAATCAATCACAAGTTAACAGATACCGATGCATGTAGGAGTGGGTGGATACGAATGCCCGATGGTGGGCTGATGGATCTCAAGTATGCAGGCATGGACTCTAAACAAGTCTTTGACTTACTACCACCTAGTAATGGAAAAGGTAAAGGTCAAGGTTTGGGTGAGGGCACTGGTTTCGATGACCATGACTGGGAGGGTGCTCAAGCGTTATCTGCCGAAGAAGCTGAGGAGTTAGCCAAAGATATTGATGAAGCTGTAAGGCAAGGCGCAATCATGGCAGGCAAGATGGGTACTGGTGGGTTACGTGATATTAGTGAGTTATTGCAAACCAAGAAAGATTGGAAAGAGTTACTACGTGACTTTGTGACAACAACTTGTGCAGGTAAAGACTACTCTACATGGCGCAAACCTAACCGTAGATATGTGGGTATGGATATGTTAATGCCGTCAAGCATTAGTGAATCAATCGGTGAGATTGTCATAGCCATAGATACGTCGGGTTCGATTGGTCAGCATGAACTGATGAAGTTCTTAACAGAGGTCAAAGGTATCTGTGATCAGGTTAAGCCGAGCAAGGTTCGTATGTTGTATTGGGACACGGACGTATGTAAGGAAGAAGTTTATATGCAAGATGAACTTGATGATTTGGTGAAGTCTACCAAGCCTGCAGGGGGCGGTGGTACTAACGTCGAGTGTGTGCCGATGTATATGAACGAGCATGGCATCAAGCCCGAGTGTGTTGTTGTGTTAACAGATGGCTATTTGGGTGGGTCATGGGGTCGGTGGACTGTGCCTGTGTTGTGGTGTATTCAAGGTAATAAGAGTGCCAACGCAGATGTTGGTGTGACTGTACATATTGAGGAGAACTAAATGGATATGTTTACCGAGTTTACGAGGTACTTAATAGGCTTAAGTGTTTGTGCGGTAGCCGTTGCATTGGTAGCTGTTGTCATTTATGTAGCAACAATGTTAATCAAGTTAATAACAGGAGAAGAATAATGGGAATGTTCAATACGTTTGACCAAGTAGCAAAACATTATGCGGAAACTAAGCCGATTCGGAAGCGCACTGAGGACATTCGTCCATTGGGTCAACGTCGGTATTGGTGGAATCGTATACACAAAGTAAGTGATACCAAGTACCTATTGATGGATGGTAACTGGGCATACTGGGGTGCAGGTGGTAATAACCCCGAGGGGACATATCAGAACGTTTGTCCGATTACATGGGAACGCAAGCCTGATGGTGACTACATTACTATACGTAACAACCTAAACGGTGGTTCATCGGTATCTCGCTATCAGTTTATAGATAGGTACTTACCACAAGGTATGCGCTTTGATTGGGGTAGCAACGGTAAACACTTTGTTCATCAAAGAAATAAAGATGGAACTTGGAAAGAGTTTTACTTGCCGAAGTCACAAGGTAGCTACGATCACAACACTAAAATATTTACAAGTATTAAAGATAATACGTTAGTGTTTAAAGATATAAATCCTGATGGGTTCGAGCGTGTTAGTGATCTGTTACCTATGCAAACGAGAAGGATTGATAAAGATCTTGACAGGAGTTACGCTCCGAAGGTACGGGAGCTGTGGGATTGGATGCAGATAGTTCTTCCTGTACTAGGTGAAACACTTAATAGTAACCGTCATGAATATGCAGAAACACTAACTGGCGGTGGTAGTTATTGGTATTGGACTAAACAAGTTGGATCTGAGGTAGTCCGTGGACTACTAGAAGATGAACAACACGATAAACGTATGGCATTTGCAGTTTGTATAGCTAATGAGATGAATGCATTAGAGCAGGGACGATTCCAACCCAAAGCAAATTCATTCAAAATGCTTAGGGATTTGGTTCGCAAGACAGGTAACTTTTATTTAATAGACATGGTTTAAGGAGAATAAATATGACTGCAAAACTAGTAGACATTAAGCGAATATTGGCAAACGATAACTATCGAGAGAGGGTCGCTCGGGCTAAGCAGACGAGCAAAGAGTGTAACTGGCTTCATTGGTACAGCGATTGTCCTGTGCCACAAGAGATGGTCGGGTTCTTAACTACACTACAACAAAGTATGCCAAGTGCTAAGCTAATCCCTGCCGAGGTAACGTCAGTACAACACGTCGTTGCGACAGGTGTACAGGGGAGATGTTTCATCGTTGATGAGTTCTGTGTAGTGATGGATGAGTTTCCATTTGACTTAGGTTGGGTGGGTTTCCGTAACTATGCAGTCAAGAAAGATAGTAACAAGGCAGTACCTAGCTATGGTGTATACAGTCGCAAGATCATGAATGATAAGTATGATACGCACCGAGATCAATACCATATGATTATGTCAGCAGATGCTAACAAAGCCGTAAAAAATGCGTGTAAATATCTTGTGCCATATACCCATAAGGAACTAGCAACGGCATTTTATGATAGCGTACATAGATCTGTGTCTACTGTGTATGACAAAGCACAGAACAAGATGCGTGATGTATCAAGAATAGTTACTAACAGTAACCAAGAAGTACTGGCAGAACTTTTACATCTTAAGTCTTTGGGTATACAGTTTAAGACCGAGGCATTTAAAAAAGCGGCAGAGCAAGTAGAGGAAGCCGTTGCCGAAGCAAGAGCCGAGGAAGTACGTAAGGTACAGATGTTATTTGTGCGTTGCCGTAAGGTCGGAGAGGATATGTATGTTGATGTACAAGAGGTAGATGACGTGCGTAGAAATTCGCAAAGACCTGAGATGAGTAGTCAGCCGACTACCTACCCTATGTCAAGTCTCCCTGAAGACATCGTAGGTAGCATATCTGTCCTTAGTATCTTAAGCGATGGGCAATATGTAGACAAAGTTGGTCAGAAGATTGATGAAGTTACTTACTATATAGAACGAGGTTAATATGTACGATGCCGCTAAACGAGAGAAGTCGATGTATATACACATCTTTTATGACTTGGGCTTTCACGCTAATGCTGTGGACGAACACGGAAAAAAGATGTTATCAGCACCCGAAGAAGAACTTATGCAAATCCTTGAAATGATAAAGGAAGAACCTATCTATCGAATCAAGGTTAATACCGATAGTAGTGTGCAAACAGATTGTTATGATTTATTAGAAAACTTTGCACCTGAGTTAAAAATGTCTTATGATAGTGTTGACGAATTACCAAAATGGGTGCAAGATAAACTTGCAGTCTTAATGTTACTTGATCACACAAAGCAGAACGAAGAAATCAAGAACGTTGGTCGTCGTATTAACAGTAGTATTTATTGGGTTTTCAAAGGAGAGAACGATGGCACTGACCCCCGAGGGGAAAGTTAAAAAACAAGTGCGCCAAGTCCTTGATGGGCTTGGTGCTTATTACGTGATGCCAGTTACAGGCGGTTACGGTAAGCAAGGTGCACCTGATTTTTTAGTCTGCCATAAAGGTCTATTTTTCGGCATTGAAACTAAAGCTGGAAAAGGAAAGCTAACTACATTGCAAGAACTTAATCTTAAAAAGATTATTGACTGCGGTGGTGTGGCTTTAGTAGTAAGGGAAGATGACGTTAAGTATCTTCCATCTTTATTAACAACAGGAGAATTAAATGAGCAAGAAACAAACACTAGTAGCAAAATCGATTGAACTTTTAAAAGTAGAACCAAACATATCCGTTAGTGATATGGCGGCAAGGTTAGGTGTAACTGTACAACGTACATATGCCCTACGTAACTATGTTAAAACTAAACACGTTAAGAAAGCAGGTAGTCAGCCGACTACCACTGTGAAGCAAGACGTTAACAAGATCATCAAAGGACTTGAAGCCGAAATCGCTAAGTATCATCAATGGTGCTTAGATTGGCGGGGTAAGCATGATGCCTTGCAAGATGAACTTGAATTTTCTAGATCAGCATTGCTTGACGCTAAGGCGGTAATTAAATACTTGGAAGGAAAAAGATAATGATAACGCTTGATCAAATCAAAGCATTACGGTTTAGACCACCCCCTGCACAAACAACGCTTGAGCAAGCAAGAAACAACTGGGACTTGACGATACGTGACAAGGGAGGGCATTGCCCTTGTTGCGACAGATGGGGTAAGGTATATCGTTACAAAGTATCAGAATCTATGGTGAAGTCATTACTATGGATGGCAAGTAATCATGGTGAGAACTGGATTGATATGCCAAGAGTAGCACCTAAGTCTGTGGTAGCAACTTATACATTTGCTACATTGAAGTGGTGGCATTTAATTCAACCTATGAACTTAGATATGTCAGTCAAGGTAGAGATAGACGATGAAGGTAATGAAAAGTTAGTTCGTGAAGATTCAGAGAAAAGATCTAGCGGACTATGGCGAGTCACACCTTTAGGCATGCAGTTTGCTAGAGGGTTAGTTCAAATACCCAAGTTTGTTTATCTTTACAACGACACACTCAAAGATGTTAGTGTAGAAACTGTTTACATTAAAGATTGTGTAGGTGAAAAGTTTAACTACGCTGAGATTATGAACGAGACTTGGGGTGAAGGGAGCGTACATGAAGATTGAAGATATGAGTGAAAAGGATTGGATCATAATGCGTCTGTTATATCTGATGCTAGCTATAGATCCATCAATGGCGAGTGTAGATGATGTTAATAAAACTTTATATTTGTACAAAGACGTTATTCCTGCATTCGATAAGTTAAAGTATGAGCACGGAGTAAACCGAACGTTTGTAGATAAACATTTAGATACTGCGTTGCTACATGAATTTACAAAAACTGCTAATGTTCATTTCAACTATAAAGACGAAGAGGAACGAGAGTTCATGAACCGTAAAGTATTTGGTATCTATAACACCGTAATAAGACAAGGCTCTGTCGTTGACGATGTTTTGAGTAATGTTAATAGAGGGCTAAGTGAGCACGATTGATCAAACCGAGGAATCACCTAGGAATCTTATGTCCCAAAAGGAATTTGATACTAAGAAGTATGCTTTGCAAGTAGAACTATTGAAGTGGCAACACCACGTCAAAGATACTGGTCAGAAGCATATGGTGGTTTTTGAGGGACGAGATGGTGCAGGCAAGGGCGGTACGATTAAACGATTTATGGAACATATGAATCCAAAGTCCGCCCGAGTCGTAGCATTGGACAAACCTACCGAGCAAGAACGTATGCAATGGTATTGGCAACGGTTTATCAAGGAACTACCACGTACAGGAGAAGTTACCCTATGGGATAGGTCTTGGTATAACCGAGCAACTGTTGAGAGAGTCATGGGTTTTGCCACAACCGACGAGGTTGCTATTTTCTATAGCCAATGTTACACAATGGAAGAGATGTGGCAAGAAAGTGGCATATGCCTTATTAAGTTTTGGTTAGACGTTAGTAAAAAAGAGCAGGAACGGCGGTTTAAAGAAAGGGAAAGCAACCCTTTGAAATTAGGTAAGTTATCCCCGATTGATAGGGTAAGTCAGGATAAGTGGGATGAATATACCCATGCAGAACGGAGCATACTTAAATACACATCAGAGGATAACCCTTGGATAGTAGTTAAGTCAGACTGCAAGAGGAGTGCAAGGATTGCCACAATGCAACATGTTCTACTAAATAATGACTATGCAGGCAGGAACTTGGATAATATAGGGGAGATTAACCCCAACATTTTAAAAGGAATATAACATGGCGAAGCTAACAGTAAAAGTACCTGCAATCAAAGAGAAATCAGGCAAGATTGTTGAAGCACCTAACAAGGCATATTCACACGATGAACTTATTGCTAAAGAAGGTAAGAAGGCAAAAGGTTCTAAGCATATGTTTGAATTATCTAGTGGTGCGGTTGTTAACCGTAAGAAGGCGGCAAAGGTAGCAGAGAAAGCTGGTGAAGTACCGAAATCAGTAGGTAAGAAGTTGCATAGTCATGACCTACGTAAAGCCGAACGAATCAAAAAAATTAAAATGAAGGGGGTCAAGTGAACGACGAAGATCTAAGAGATTGTTTTGCTATGTTTACTTTATGTGGCATTGTCATGCGGGGTATTGGTGATGATGTTATAGAAGAGGTAGCGAGCAACGCATACAAGATGGCAGATGCTATGCTGGAAGTCCGAATCAAACAAGAAGATGATGGTATAGCTACAATTAAAAAGAGAAAGTATGTCCGAAAAGATTGATATAAGAAAAGCAGTACGAGAAGCGGAACACGGTATCACAGGTAAACGGTATTGTACAAGTTGTCAGTCTATGCAACCTGCGTTAACAGGGAAAATGATTGAGGGCACACGTAATAGGTGGCAATGCTGTAACTGTAATAACCGAGTAAGTGCAAGAAAGTATTTATTGAAAAAAGGAGAAGGTGATGCATGAAATTAAAAATGCAGATGGTAGTTGGGTTAAAGCTGAGACCGTAAAAGGTGTGCTTACCTATACAGATAGCGATGGTGTGTGGATGAAAGAAACCTATAACAAAAAAGGTAACATTACATCTCGCCTCGATAGCTTTGGTGCTTGGGATAAATACACTTACAAGAAAGACCCAGTTAAAAGAAAAGATGTATTAGTTTCTCACGAAAAGGGTGTAGGATGACTAGCCTATTGACGTTGTTCTTTATGGTATATGGTGATGCCACATGGTATTGGTATGTAGCGTGGGGTATTTTTGCTTTTGGTTCAATGATGAAAACGATGAGGGAATTATGACTGATGGTGGCAAAGGCGATATACCAAGACCTTTAGGTGTACCGAGAGAAGAGTTTGAAAAAAACTTTGAGTTAATTTTTGGCAAAAAAGAACCTGTGCCATTCATAGGTTGGATAGATAAAGAAGATGACAAGGAGCAGGTGAATGTCTAGCTTATTGATTACAAAAGAAGATGCCAATGAAGCATTTTTTAATATTGGGAAACTTTGCGGACGAGTATCTAGCGATGAAGGTAAACGATTAGCGATGCTGATTCAGATTGTCGCTAGTTATATGGAACAACTTGAGGAGAAGTTAAGTGAATCTAATAACGATTGACTTTGAGACTTTCTATGAGAAGTCTAGCTTTAGTCTGTCTAAGATGACAACTGAAGAGTATGTACGTAGTGACCGTTTTGAAGTAATCGGTGTAGCCATTAAGGTTAATGGTGGTGAGACTGAGTGGGCGAGTGGTACGCACAAACAAATAGCGGATTACCTTAAGACTTTTCCTTGGAAAGAGTCAATGATGCTTGCTCATAACTGTATGTTTGATGGCTTCATTATGTCTGAGAAGTTTGGTATTACCGCTAAAGCATATGCCGATACGATGTGCATGGGTCGAGGGATTCATGGTGTTGAATCAAGTGCATCGCTTGCGGCACTAACTGAAAGATACAAACTAGGAGTTAAGGGTGATGAAGTCATCGCCGCATCCGGGAAGAATCGTGTGGACTTTACCGAAGAAGAACTTAATAGATATGGTGATTATTGTGTTAATGATGTGGAGTTAACCTATAAGCTATTTAATGCTATGGTTAAAAATGGATTTCCTAAAGGTGAGATGAAGTTGATTGATCTTACTCTACGTATGTTTATTGAACCGAAATTAGATTTAGATTTAACTTTACTTGAACAGCACTATGACACAGTAAGGGCGGCAAAAGCTAAGTTGTTAATAGAAGCTGGTATTACTAGCCGTGAAGAACTAATGAGCAATCAGAAGTTTGCTGAACTATTAAAGTTACTTGGTGTTGTGCCACCGATGAAGACTAGTTTGAAGACAGGTAAAGAAGCCCTTGCGTTAGCTAAGAACGACGAGGAGTTTAAGATTTTGTCTGAACATCCTGATGTAAGAGTACAGGCTTTAGTAGCGGCTCGCCTTGGGGCTAAATCTACTTTAGAAGAAACTAGGACTGAACGATTTATTGGAATCTCTAAACGTGGTTTGATGCCAGTTCCTCTTAAATATTATGCGGCTCATACAGGGCGGTGGGGTGGTAGCGATAGCTTGAACTTGCAGAACTTGCCTAGTCGTGGAGATAATGCAGGTAAGCTAAAAAAAGCCATCATTGCACCCGAGGGCTACATGATTATTGATGCCGATTCAAGTCAAATTGAGGCACGTGTGTTGGCATGGTTGGCGGGGCAGAATGATTTGGTTGAAGCGTTTGAAAGGCACGAGGATGTATACAAGATCATGGCTTCGGCTATATATGGTAAGAGTGCAGATGAAATTACAAAAGAGGAAAGATTCGTCGGCAAGACTACAATTCTCGGATGTGGCTACGGCATGGGGGCTCAGAAATTCAAAGCACAGCTTAAGACTTTCGATGTGGAAGTTACGGAAGATGAAGCCCGTCATATCATCACGATTTACAGAGAAACATATCCGTACATTACTGCGCTATGGCGAGAAGCCCAGATAGCGCTTGAAGCAATGGCTAAGGGTATGACAACATCTTTGGGTAAAAATGGTGTATTGAATCTGGCCCCAGAGGAGCGTGGAATACGTTTACCAAGCGGCTTGTTAATGCGTTATGACCAGCTAGTTTCAGTCAAAGAAGATGGTAAAACTCAATATCAGTATAAGACCCGTTATGGTTGGAATAAGATTTATGGTGGTAAAGTTATTGAGAATGTTTGCCAAGCATTGGCACGTTGCATTATTGGTGAGCAGATGATTCGTATAGCTAAGCGTTACAGGGTAGTACTGACTGTGCATGATGCCGTTGCTTGTATTGTGCCGGAAACAGAAGTTGAAGAAGCCCAAGCATATATTGAAGATTGTATGCGTTGGACACCGGAGTGGGCTGATGGATTACCTGTTAACTGTGAGAGTGGGTTTGGTAAATCATATGGAGACTGCTAATGAACGCAAATGAACTAGCTGGGATTACAAATGAACAATGAACCAGTAGCATGGATGTTGTTGGGCTTGGAAGACCGAAAGCCAAAGTTAATTAATTTACAAGTGATTGACCATCTTGAAGGCACATGGATTCCACTCTATACCAATCCAGCAAAGACACTAACAGATGAGGAAATAGATTATTGCTGGAGTCATTCGCATGGCAACACACCTTGGATGAAACAAAAGGCTTTTGCTAGAGCAATACTAAGAAAGGCACAGGATAAATGAACAATGAACCAGTAGCATGGATGGTAGATGGTGTGCTTTTTACTAGCTTGGGTGCAGCATTAAACATATCTTTTGATATTAAACAACCTTGTATTCCACTCTACACCCATCCAGCAAAGAAACTTAGCATAGGAGAAATTCATGCAGTATGGGCGGCTGGAAAGTATTACGAATTAGATAAAAATGGTCAGGTAGATGAAATTAAATTTACTGAGTTTGCATACGAAATACTAAGAAAGGCACAAGAGAAATGAAACCTTTTTATTACTGCAATATTGGTCATGGATTTTGGTTTAGATTTTTTGGCTATGGCTTATGGGTAAAACAAACAAAGCACCATCAGCCATTGTTTAGCGAAAGAAATGGTTACATCAATGTTTACAAGTGTTTTGGCTTAACTTTTAAATTTTTAAAGGCACAAGAGAAATGAACAATGAACCAGTAGCGTGGATGTGTAAAGATGATGATGTTATTACAGATAAATTTAAGAAATCAGGTAAAGGTGGTGATTGTTCTGATTACAACATTCCACTCTACACCCATCCAGCAAAGACACTAACAGATGAGGAAATACAAGATTTATGGGCGGAGATGGATTGGAGTGGACAGCCTGAACTTGAATTTGCTAGAGCAATACTAAGAAAGGCACAAGAGAAATGAACGCTAAAGGTTCACCCGATGCTAAGTGTTTAGCGTCTTTTTTACGATGGGCTATGAATAACCATTGGATTGACAACGAAAATGAAGACATTAACTCTGATCCTATGTGGCAAGCATGGAAAAGTGCATGGTACGTATGTAGAAGTGCCGCTACTTATGAAGCTACAAAAAAGGTAGAGAAACGTTGTGCTGTTCAATCTAAACCAATACCTGATGAAACATTAAAGAAAGCTTGGATTAGTATTGGCAAAGGCAAGGACTTTGCTAGGTGGGTTGAAAAGTATCATGGAGTTAAATGATAATGATATCTAGAAAAGACTTATTGAAAGAACTATTACCCGGACTTAATGCGCTATTTGACCTTGAGTACAGTAAATTTGGTGCTGAAATATTTAATAAAGAAGACTATATAGTGGAGGTAGATTTTGATGAAGATAAGAATAAGTGCAGTACAAATGAACTTAGCTAAGAAACTTGGAATAACAGCAGAAGAGTATGCAACTCAACTTGCTAACATGCCAAAAACTAAAAAGTTTGCTGGTGAAATTTTTGTAGATGAACCATACATAACAAAGGTAGATTTTGATGGACACGATAGACCCGAAGGTGCATGAAGAAATGCGCAAGCGATATACTCAACATTTAGCGGAAGCAATGGAGCAGACTAAAGAAGCAATAATAGGGCGAATACTTAGCGGCGCATTTAGAGATGCGAATAAACCTAGTTACATAGTAGAGGTGGACTTTGATGAATAGCGAGTTAAATGAATCTTCACTTGAGATAATATTTATAGATTTGGTTTCTAAACCTACTAAACCTACTAAACTTATTGTGCCACCCTATCTTGAGTCTTTAGCGCAACAAATTTTAAACCAACAAAAAGATTATGAAATAGAGGTGGACTTTGACTAAGATACCTGCATGGTCATACTCTAGCATTAAGCTATACGACCAATGCCCTAAAAAGTTTTACCACTTACGTGTAGCTAAAGATGTAACCGAGCCACCAACAGATGCTATCTTATATGGTAAAGAGTTTCATTCGGCAGCTGAACATTACGTACGGGATGACGTACCAATACCTCCACAGTTTAGTTTTGTTAAATCTACATTAGATAGTTTAAAACAACTAGAGGGTATAAAACATTGTGAGTTTGAAATGGGGTTGACAGAAAACCTAGAACCCTGCGGATTCAAAGACCCAAAGGTTTGGTGGCGAGGTATTGCTGACTTGTTGATTATCAATGGGGATGAAGCACGTTGCGTAGACTATAAGACTGGCAAATCGGCTAAGTATGCCGATACTGACCAACTGGAACTAATGGCACTAGCTATTTTTAAGTTTTTTCCCGAAGTCAAAAAGGTCAAAGGTGGGCTTCTTTTTGTTATTTCTAAGAACTTCATAAAAGATTCGTATGATGCTGAAAAACAGGATAAGATGTGGGTTAAATGGATTGCAGAACATAATCGGATGAAGTTTTCCTATGCCAATAATGTATGGAATCCTAGACCAAGTGGGTTATGTAAGAAGTATTGCCCAGTATTAGAGTGCGCTCATAATGGAAGGAACTAAATATGCCATACGTTAATAAACCAAGACCATATAAAAAAGAATATGAACAACAAAAAGCTCGTGGTGAAGGCGAACGACGTGATGAACGTCAACGTGCCCGACGTGCTATTGACAAGATCATGCCTGATAAAAACAAAAACGGTAAAGCTGATGCTAGAGAAGGTAAAGATGTTGCCCATGTCAAAGCATTAGATAAAGGTGGATCAAATAAGAACGGTGTTTTTATTGAAAGTGCTAGCGGTAATAGAGCATTTAAACGTGATAGTAAAAGTAACTTAGTTTCTGAAACGACTAAAAAAGAAAAAGGCGAAAAGAAATTAAGTAAGGTTGTAAAGCTTAAGAAATAGTAGTAATATAATTAGAAATTAAGTAAGGTGATAGCGGGAGACCGCTTTCGCCTGAGAACGCTTCACTGGAGAATGTGTGGAAATAATAGACAACAAAGTGTTGTTGCTGAATCTACGGAACCCGAATAAGGTTACAACTGTCATTCCTAAGAGTAGACAAATAGGTACTAATCAAGTTGCCGTTAGTTGGGGCTTAGATGAAGCACGGGTTTTAAATAATTTACAAATAAAAAACATCCCATCACCTATTATGGGAAAGTATACCTGGCCCGGATTACATAAGCCGTTTGACCATCAAAAAACTACAGCATCATTTTTAACTTTACACCCCCGTGCCTTTTGCCTTAATGAACAGGGTACTGGTAAAACAGGTTCAGTTATATGGGCGGCAGACTATCTAATGAAGATAGGTAAGGTTAAGCGTGTATTGGTTATTTGCCCCTTATCTATTATGGATTCAGCTTGGCGGGCAGACTTATTTAAGTTTGCTATGCACCGTACTGTTGATATTGCGTATGGCAGCAGGGAGAAACGTAACCGCATTATTTCTTCAGACGCTGAGTTTGTTATTATTAACTATGACGGTGTTGAGATTGTGCAGGAAGCTATTACTAATGGTAGGTTTGACCTTATCGTAATTGATGAAGCTAACGCTTATAAAAATGCACAGACCACAAGATGGAAAACATTAAATAAATTACTTACACCTGATAAGTGGCTATGGATGCTAACAGGAACACCCGCCGCACAGTCCCCAGTAGATGCGTATGGTTTGGCTAAGTTGGTAAATCCTACTGGAGTACCTAAATTTTTTGGTTCTTTCAAAGATATGGTGATGTATAAAGTGTCACAATTTAGATGGGTAATTAGACCTAACGCTGATAAAGTAGTATTTGAAGCATTACAACCTGCGATTCGATTTACTAAAGAAGAGTGTCTTGATTTGCCGGAAATGACCTATGTTACAAGGGAAGTTGAACTTACTCCACAGCAAAGGAAATATTATGACTTGCTTCGTAAGAAGCTAGTTATGCAAACAGCAGGTGAACAAGTTACTGCAGTTAATGCTGCCGTTGGGTTAAGTAAGTTGTTACAAATATCTTGTGGTGCAGTATATTCCGATTCGGGTGAAACCCTTGAATTTGACATTAAAAACCGCTATAAGGTATTAAGGGAAGTGATTGACGAAACACAGCAAAAGATATTAATCTTTGTACCTTTTAAACATACGATTGAAATACTATCTACCAAGCTACAGGTAGATGGCTTTAAGACCGAGATTATTAACGGCGATGTACCTGCCCATAAACGTGCGGAAATATTTAAACAGTTTCAAGAAACCAGTTCCCCAAGAATTTTAATTATTCAACCCCAAGCGGCGGCACATGGAGTGACTTTAACGGCGGCTGATACGGTTGTTTGGTGGGGTCCGACCCCAAGTTTAGAAACATATGCCCAAGCGAATGCAAGGGTTCATAGAGCAGGGCAAAGGCATCCTGTGACTATAGTAAGATTACAAGGTTCAAATGCGGAAAAACACCTATATAAAATGCTTGACAACCGTATTGAAGACCATGTAAAGTTAGTTGACCTTTACAAGAATTTACTTGATTAAGGTAAAGTTTGATAGTATAGTAGAAGTACCAATAGCGAGAATAAAATAAAGCCGTTATTGTTTTTAACAGGAGAATGTTATGTCAGAGAACGCTGTACAGGCAGGAGTGCCTTTAGAAAAACTCACTCGTATTTATATCAAAATGCGGGACAAAAAAGCTGAAATCACTCATGAACTTGAGGAAAAGATTAGCAAAGTTGAGACGGATATGAAAGCCGTTAAGACTGCTATTCTCGACCATATGAAAGAGATTGGGGCTGAAAGCTTAAGGACTGATGCAGGTACTGTATACCGCACCGTAAGGACAACGTATTCAACTACCGATTGGGAATCTATGGGCAAGTTTATTCTTGAACATGGTGTGCCGGAACTATTGGAGAAGCGTATTCAACAGACCAATATGAAAGCATTTTTAGAGGACAACCCCGATGTGCTTCCGCCGGGACTTAACGCAAACATGGAATATTCTGTGACTATAAAAAGGAGTAAAAATGGTTGATGAATCGTTTGTACCGATAGAAGGTTTGGCAAAGCATTTCGCTGTGTCAGTATCGACTGTTCGTGCATGGATTCGACAAGACTTAATCCCTTCATTAAAGATTGGCGGTGTTTACCGTTTCAAAATTACTGAGGTGGAGAAAGCCTTACGGATTATATGCGGCGGAGGATTGCCAAAAGAAGAAGCAGACGGAAGCTTAACGGTTAACGTACCTGCAGGACAAGCCCAAATGGCTTTAAATTTTAACCCTGACGAAGATATTTAAGGAGAACTACATGGACGAGATCCAACAAGAAGTAGATGTACCATTTGTAAACGAAGAGCTATCTGCAACAGTAAAAGCAGAACAACAAGCACAACAAAATCAGCAGTTTAGAGCAATGTGTATTGATTTTGCAACACGTGCTAAAGATGTAGATTCAGATACTATCGTTAACATTGCTAAAAAAATTGGTGACTATATCAAAGGAGAAGTAGCATGAGTGAAATGACTTTATTTAAAGGCGGTTTGCCTGATTATTTAAAAGGTGCAGATGATGCAACCAACTCCCTAGCTGGTACGGGTGATGGTGGTTTAGGCGCACGTCGCATTAGTATTAAAGGCGGAGTATTCCGTGAGTTTATTGGTGGTAAAGAGTACCGTGTATCTGAAGAACGTTCTATGAACGTAATCATTATCAAAGCTGCACCAAAAGTTTCACGTATTTTCTACTCAGGAAGTTATGTAGAAGGTGAAACTGTATCCCCAACTTGCTGGTCATCCGACAGTCAGCGTCCCGATGAAAAGTCCAAAGAGAAGCAGTCAGCCACCTGTCTCACTTGTGCTCAAAACATTAAGGGTTCTGGTCAGGGTGAGAGTCGTGCCTGTCGTTATCAACAGCGTCTAGCAGTCGTGGTAGACGGAGAAGTCGACAAAGGTGAAGTTTACCAACTTGTATTGCCACCTACTTCAGTATTTGGTGATGGGGAAAAAGGTAAACATCCTCTGCAGGCATATGCTCGCCATCTTAAGAATCATGGCACTCCGATTACAGGTGTTGTGACTGAGATGCGGTTTGACACAGCAAGCCCTACACCAAAGTTAGTATTTAAACCTGTTCGTCCTGTAACTGAAGATGAGTTCTTAAAAATTACTGAACTTAAAGATAGCGCAGAAGCTCTTGCTGCTATTACTTTAACAGTCGCACAGACTGATGGTGTTAAGGATAAACCAAAACCAGCATTAACCAAACCAGTAGCAAAGGTTGAAACAGTTGAATCTATTGAAGCAGAAGTAGATGCGATTGAAGAACCTAAGAAAGTACCACCCAAGAAAGCTTCCGTAGCAAATGAACCTAGCTTAGATAGCTTAGTGAGTGAATGGGATGATGCTTAAATAACGTTTTACGGGGGGTGAAATTCGTAGGTTGATACGAGGGCTTTTTATTCGCATTTGAAAAAGTAGTATAGGTTTCCTTATTTCCTGTACTCGTGGATGGGGTTGTGAATAAATTGTTTTGCCGAAGCTGGAGATCAACACCAGCCACTCCCCACCTTTGAAGGTGGCTAATGAACAATTTGGAATTTTTACAGCAAGTCCTTGGCGACGAAGGATACTACTGCATAGTTGGGTTAAAGAAAGACTCGGATAAACCTATCCAAAAGTTTTTCAAAAAGCTTGAAGATGCGGTGGGAGTTGCTGAGAATTTAGCGAAAGAAGGCTACGATGCATACTATGCATTGGCTACTTTTGAGGATGGCAAATCAAGGAAGACTGCTAACGTTAAGCAGTTAAGGTCTTTATTTGTTGATCTCGATTGTGGTGAAGGTAAACCTTACGAAACGCAAGTCGATGCTACAAAAGCATTAATCGCTTTTTGCAAAGCTACTAAAATGCCAAGACCAGCAATGGTTAATTCCGGTGGGGGTATTCATGCCTATTGGGCTTTGACTGAAGCTGTTTCACGTGAAACATGGTTACCTATGGCTGAGAAGCTAAAGAGCATGTGCGACGACAATGACCTATTTGCTGATCCAGTAGTGACGGCTGATTCAGTACGAATCTTACGGGTTCCGGGGACTTTAAACTATAAAAATCAAGAACCTAGAGACGTTTGTTTAATTGGTAGCTCACCTGGCTCATATGAGCTTGACACACTAAAAGATGTTATAGGTGATCCTATTCTTGCACCACGGGCCTATATACCTCGTGGCGAGATGGACGACGTAACCAAAGCACTGCTTGGTAATTACACGAATCGGTTTAAGACGATTTTAATAAAAACCATGAAGAACGAAGGTTGCCAGCAACTTGCACATATAATAAAAGAGCAAGCCACAATGCCCGAACCTATGTGGAGAGCAGGGCTAAGTATCGCCAAATTTTGTATTGATGCTGATAAAGCAGTAACCAAAATATCCGAGCACCACCCAGAATATAGCCCCCAGTTTGCGGATCGTAAGGTACGTGGTATCAAAGGTGGTCCATATACCTGCGCTAAGTTTGAAGAATATAACCCCAAAGGCTGTAATGGATGCCCAAATAAAGGGGTTATAAAATCCCCAATCGTATTAGGTCGTGAAGTATTAGAAGCTAATGATGAAGATAATATTGTTGAAGATGTTCCATTTCAGATAGACCAAGGTCATACACAAACATACGTTATACCAAAGTATCCTGATCCTTACTTTCGGGGTAAGAACGGTGGTATTTTTAAGCGGGTAATTAAACAAGAAGACGAAATTGAGGTGATGATATATCACAATGATATATACCTTACTCGGCGATTGGATGATTCGGAAGTAGGTGAAGCGGTAGTCGTTCGACTACACCTTCCAAAAGATGGGGTGCGGGAGTTTACTATTCCTTTATCAGCAGTTACATCAAAAGATGAACTTAGAAAATACTTATCCACAAAAGGTGTAGCACTAGTAAAAACTGACGAACTGATGTCATATTTAACAACTTGGGTAAATCACATGCAATTTAATAATAAAGCAGACACAGCTAGAAGACAGTTTGGTTGGGTTGATGAAAAGTATGAAGCATTTGTTTTAGGGGATAAAGAGATCCGTGCAGACCGCATAGACCATAATCCACCTTCATCATCTACAGGGCATTTATTTCATGCATTTCAAACCAAAGGAACTATGGAAGCATGGAAAGAAGCTATGTCATTCTATAAACGTCCCGGAATGGAGATGCATCAATTTGTAATCGGCTTAGCGTTTGGTTCTATATTTACCGATTTTACCCCTGTAAATGCGGCTTTACTGCATATCTTTAGTCCTGAGTCGGGTATTGGTAAGACTACAGCCCTATTTGCAGGTGCTAGCATTTGGGGCGACCCAACTAAGATAGTATTAAAAGAATCTGATACAACAGCATCTAAGATGCTTCGTGCTGAGATTTATAACAACTTGTTTCTACCTATGGATGAGTTAACTAACTCAACAGCTAAAGACTGTAGCGACTTTCTATACCAATATACTTCCGGTTCACAAAGGAATCGTATGACTGCCTCAGCAAACTCAGAACGGCATCGTGGAGAACTATGGAAACAAATGGGTGTTAGTACTGGAAATGCTTCAATCATGGAAAAAATTAGTAGCTACAAGGCTATGCCAAAAGGTGAGGCTATGCGGGTACTAGAGCACCGTGCCCGTCCCGTAGATGGTTTGAGTAAGATTGATACCGATGAACTTAGCATCAAGTTATTAAATAACTATGGACATGCCTATATACCTTATCTTCAGTATGTAATGAATGATATTGAGGGAATCAAAAAACTATATACTTCTACTCAGCACACACTCGATAAGATGTGTGGTTTTAGCCCAGCGGATCGATTTCACTCTGTATTGGTAGCAGATGCCATCATGGGTTTAATGATAGCAAAACGGGCTGGATTGATAGATTATGATATTAAGCCTATTGTTCAATGGGCAGCTGAAGTGGTTAAGGGGGTAAAAGAACAGGTCAAATTTATGGATGTTGATGCTGAAACAACCTTAACTAACTTCTTGGCTGAGAATTGGAATAATACTTTACGCATTCAAAGTACCCAAGATTCACGTAGTCTCAAACAAGATGACGTAGACCATTTGATTATCCCTGATGCAAGCCCAAGAATGACTTATATTGCACGATATGAATATGATATTAAGTTGCTCTTTATATACCTTAATCCATTGCGGGAATGGTGTGTCAAACGACAAGTTAATTATGAAGGGCTTGTGGATTCACTTAAGCGTGGACGAACCAAAGCTAAGATTGATAAGAAACGTATGGGAAAAGGTACTCGTATGAGCCTGCCTTCTTTAGATGTACTACACGTTCAATGTGAAGGATTCATGGATGATGACAGAGAAGAAGAACTCAAAGCCCTTGCAGCTCACAAAGCTGCCCTTGAAGGTGATGAAGTTAGGGCAAGTTTGCCCTGATGGTGTGGTTATTGACATTAACTGGGATGCTTTTGGGGTGGGAATGTCACTTTTTATCCCTGCTATTAATCTAGTAAGATTGAACAAACAAATGCAAACTATTGCAAATAGTAAGGGATTCACCATTAAAGGCTTTGACCGGATTGAGAATAAAAAACTAGGGATGCGCTTTTGGAGAATCGTGTAGTACACTACTTATGCAACATTCTCCTGTTGCATTCTCGTTCTCGTGAGGAACCCTCTTAGCCCCCACCCAAAAAGTGGGGGTTTTTTTGTCAATTTTCGTATTCAGCAGAGTCAGATTTAATCTCTTTTAGCATCTTTTTAGAGTATCTGACACCATGCACCATCTCTTTAGTAGCTTTATCAAATTCAGTTTTTGACCTTGAAAGTATTTCAGAAACTGTACCAGCATTGATACCAAGACCTGTGTGTTTATTACCGACGTCAACTAACTTTTCTCGCATATTTTGCATTTCTTCAGTATCGTGATTGATACGAGCTAAGTTGTAACGTTGTTTTAATTTAGAAACCTTTTGAACTACATATTTATCAACACCTTTTTCTTTGGCATTAAGTTCAATTTGACGTGTATAGTCTGCTGGTGCAAAACCAAATGCTTGAGCAGCAACGTTCCACGCATTAATATCTCCAGTGATTGGATCCCCACGTAGAGTATTAGTTCCTTCAGTTGCGTAACGATATCCTTTAAGTGGATTAGATAAAGCGGAAGGTAACATATCTTCAATACCACGTTCAAGATGACCTTCAGCTATTTTGCTATAGCCACGCTGGATTCTATCCATAATACCAAATGCAGGACCACCCATAGCTTGACCAATCTGCTGGGTAAATGTAGTTGCTGATGTACCGCCTTTAGTATCACGCACAATCAAGTCATTTAAAGTAATACGGCTAGCAATAGATAGGTTGGTAAAGTACTCTAACGGACCTTTATAAAGAAACTCACCTAGACCTTTACGGGTAACATTGTCTAAATCGTCATCATCATCGTCGCAGAACAAAGCATAGACCATTGAAGCTAAACCAAATAAAGGAATACCCTGAGCACCTGCCATTAATGCAGACATACCTACGATTCCACCTAGTTGTCTCCATGCGGCTTTACGTTGATCGGCTGGAAGATTAACATCTATAGCTTCTTTAGCTGTTTTAAACATCATGTAATACATAGAAACACCATAGCGTTTATACATGAATAACAACTTACCTATTGGATTTTGAGCTACACGTGGGGCCGAAGCTGCAGCAATACTACCATTGGTAAGTTCTGCAGTATATACAGCATTGTTAGCTGCTTGGGTTTCAGCTTCTTCTTGAGTTAACTTACCACTCTTAATATCTTTAGCCAACTTCTGCATTTCAAGATCAAATGAAGCAATCATAGTTACTTCACGATTCATCCGTTCACCATGATGAAACATCCAACCCGACATAGCATTAAATTTAGATAGTAAACCTGTACGGGTATCACCATTAATTAACTCATAAAGTTGCGAACGGTTTAACTGTCCACGTTTATTAGCAATTTCAATCAGCTTAGCGTACTTTCTACCAATAGCCGAATCTTTTGCATAATTTAAAATAGATGGCATTACTTTAGTTTTAGTAGTTCTACCATTAGCACCAAGCACTTCCATTTCAGCATTTGTGCCGCTACCTATAAAAATCTTAGAAGCATTACCAATAGCACCAGCTACGTTATAACTAGCATATTGACCCTTTAAATAAGGAGCTACAATCATTGGTACGTTAGCCATGTTAACTACAGCGGAAGATAAATTAAAACCAAGCGTATAAGTAAATGCAGTTGACGCAAGAATGCTACCAAGATCCCGTTTAGTCGGATTTAGTACATACTTCAAGTGTTTTTCAAACTCAGTTACATAATCTTTTTCAAGTTGATTACCTTTACCAGCCACACCTGCTGCAACTGTTTTTTGTTGCATTTCGTCAACTACATTAGTAAGTTGGGGATTAAACCGCATGTTAGCTACTTGGTGCGCAGTATTACGCATCTTACGCTCGAAGACACCAATAGTATCGTCCATGTAACCGGGAGTGCCTTTACGCTTTTGAAGTGATTGGGCAAATGCTGTTTCCGGCAATGTAGCTAAGAATAACCGCATAGTTTCTTCAACGGCTTTTTCTGGTACTCCGTTAGTATCCATAATCTGTAAGATACTATTCATAAATGAACCAGTAGGTGCACGGCGGTAGTTCATTGCCGAAACCTTTTCATAAGGTTCAACTTCTGTAGCACCTAGCTTTTGAAGTTCTTCCATACGAGCAGCACGTTCATAGTCTGTTTTGTACGCTTCTTGCGTACGTTGCATTTGACCATTTTTATCTTTATAGTTAAATGCTAACCAATGTTCACCTTCACGACCTAAAGCAAAATAAGGATCAAGCATACCTTTTTCAGATAGCTTAGCCATAATGGCATCTCTAACTCGTTTTTTAGTACCTGCATCTAAAGCAGTTTCTTCAATACGTTCGTTAATAGATTTCTTAACTTCCTCATACATTTCTTTATAAGCGTTACGCATCGTAACGTATAGGTCTTTCCAAACTTTATCGAGCTTGTTGTAACGGCTATTTAAATCTTTCCAAACTTTAATGTCCTCTGGATCTTTATATTCAGACATAGGTTTAGTTGGGTCAACCTCGTAGACTGTACTCTCATTAGCAATGGCATTAAAAGTTTTTTGTTGTTCTGGTTTTGCCTTAATAGCTGCTTTAGCTTCAGTAACAACAGCATCAGTCTTATTGTTTAAATCATTTTGATAACCTGAGCGATCATTGATTAAATTATGAAACTTCATACCAAGTCCGGGAAATACACTTTCAGCTACTTCACCTAAAGCATGAGTAGGTAACATAGAGAAGATGCCGGATCTAGTTAATTTACCAGCCCGTTTAATACCATCCGCAAGATGAGCTTTTTGATTTTCATTTAAAACTGGAACGCTTCTAACTAATTTATTTACTCCAGTAAAAATTTGTTGGTCCTTAGCGATTGTTGGGGCGTATAGTGCCCCTGCGTCACGATACTCAGGAGATGGGGAAATGATGCCTGATAGAATACGGTCAACTTCATCATAAGCAGAAGCTAAGGGTCTAGACTCTAAACCAACCATACGACGAAAGAAATTAATTACTGCACGGGCAAACATATCCCACGCTGTATGTACTCCACCATTAGGGTTAATAGATTGTAGTTTCCCTACAAATTGTGGATTCGACAAAGCTTCAGCAGCAAACTCATGCACGTCAGTAGCGCCATAAGCTGTATCTAGGCTATCTTTAATTTTATCAAGAACTTGTTGTAGTTGACGAGTTAATGGATGATTAGGGTTATCTAATACATGAGATGTTACTGCATGTCCAGGTTCATGCAGAAGCACATGCCCGTTCATGCCGGTAATGGAATCAATCAATATTGTGTTAGTTTCTGGGTGAAATAAACCGGGAACAGGACGACCAGATTCATCAATTAAACCATCAACTACATTAATCTTTGTATTTAAATTAACAGCAGCAAAACGAGCTGCGGTTTTAGCAATAAAAGGATCAGAGCTTGCAGCCATTAGTTTTAATGCAGACTGTAAATCACCATTATGGATAGCTGCTATGACTGCTGGGTGAAGTGGATGAGCTAAAGTAATTACTGAGCTTTCAAGAATCTTTTTGGTTTTACCTGATACCGCACGGCGAGCTTCACGGTTACGAGCATTAGCAATATCGGCAGACATAGCATCTATATAGCTTTGAATAGTTTCATCGGTAACTTTAGCCTTAGTACCAGATACACCAGACATAATTAATTGCATTAACTGAGTATCATTAGTCGTATCACGTGCACGTTCAAAACCACGAATAAAGTCACGGAACTGCTTATCTGTATCTGGGCTTAAATTTTTATGTATCCAATCCGCAGCAAGACGAGCACTAGCTCCATTCATACCTTGGAAAAATTTAGCTTCTCTATTGCTTTCACCTTCAACTCTAAAACGTGGTGGATTAAAAGCTATATCAAATGCAACGTTGATTAAATTATCAACAAGGCGAGGCATCTTACCAAAATATGTTTTAGCAGCTTTAGCTATAGGGGTAAGTGTTGCACCACGTAACAAATCTGTTACTGCAATACTATCGTCAATGTTTTTTACATCTTCTTTAGCAAAGCCCATATAACCTTTGCTTACGTCAAATTCACCTGTACCAGCACGACCAAGTTCTTGAAACTCGGGATTACCTTCTTCTGCTAACTTCTCTCTACGAGCTTTTTCTTGTTCGGCTTGCTTTAATATATCTTTAGCAGAATGAGGAATAAGCGCTGGTGCCAACGTTTGGGTAGCGGAAGTTTTAGCAACAGGTTGAGACTGTGCCACACCAGCCACTTGAGGTATTCCTTGATTAGTTCTAACAATAGATTCTTGAGCAGGGGTAGTAGCTGCTTGTGGAGTCGTTCCCATTTGTTGCGTAGGTTGTTGACCTGCCATTTCAGCTTGAAGTTCGGCTTGAAGTGCATCTTGATCCTCTTGACTTAATGCAGAAGGTTGCACTGTTTCTCGTACTGCAGATTGAGCAGTAGGTTCTGTAACTGGAGCCACTCGTCGTTGTTGAGGTGCTGTAACTCCTCCGGCGGGTTGGTTTGGTACCGACTCGTTAGGAACTTGAATGCCTGTTCTATTTGTTGTACTGATAGGTTTAGATTGAACTGTAGGTTGGACTCCTGCATAAGATGCATCCTTTCTTACGTTACCTAGTGGGGTAAACATTTCTTGTTGTTTAGCTAATGCGCCAAAAGCTTGCATAGCAACGGCTTCAACAGCATTTTTAGTTGAATCTGATAAGTTAGGGTTTTTTCTTACATTTATAAGAATATCCGCTACTGCAGCTTGCTGTTTAGGCTTAGACATATCTTTATCAAGAAGCTGTTTAAAAAAACCAGACTGTGGTTTGAGACCAGTTCCTTTTAAAGTTTCTGCATCTAACTTAGAACTAAATTCGGTTGGAGCTTCTGGTGGGCCGGCAAGGGCTGAATCTATTGAAGGCTGTCTTTTTTCAAAAGCAGTAGTATCAAACATTTCTTGTTGAGCTGGATTTAACTCAACATTAGGTGCGCCTTGACCAACTAACTCAGGGTTAGGTTGAGGCATATTCATTAACGGATTTACTGTACGACCGGGCTGTTCTTCTTGTTGTTGAATAGTATGTAGCCCTGTAGTTGGGTCATACGTAATGCCGGGAGATACTTCAATAGGTCGTTTACTTTGGTCGGTTTCTACCTGTTGCATTGCTGGAGGAGATGTATATCCTAATGCAAGAGGAGGTGCAGGAGGTTGTGCTTTTTGTGCATCTAAAGCAGCTTGCGCTTTTTGTGCTGCTGCATCTTGTTCTGATTGTGCTTTGATACCCTTAGCTTGTATAGCCGAAGGAATAGCACCCATACTACCAGCACCAATAGCACCTTGAATCGATGCCATAATAATGCTATCAATATTGTTAGGATCAAAGAATTTTTTCTTATCTCCAGCCATCTGTGATGCAGCTACTTGTAAAGCTTGTTGCGTACCCTCAGTTAAAGACTCCATGCTAACGTCTTTAAGTAACTCTTTACCAAACGCTTTTTTCCAAGTTGTAGGTACAACAGTAGACTTATCTAACAACTCTTTGGCTAATATTTTTTTGCCTGTACTACCAAGTTGTTTAACAATATGGGCTGGAAATATAGTATCTAAAGCACCAACAATTGGACCAACAGTTAAAGCAATACCGGGGTGTAATTCACCAGTATCTTGATATACACTTTGCAGTACATCCGGCACATTAATAGCCATAGATGTACTAGTTAATCCTAAATTTGTACCAATGCTTGCACCATGCTCAGTAGCATTAGATATAACATTTTGACCTATTGCACGGTTTTTAAATGCTTCTACAGCAGTATCCGCAGCTTCACCAGTAAGTCCTTTTTTAGCAGCATACTCAAGAGCACTTTTTTCAAGAACTTTTTCTGCACCTTTTCTAGCAGCATATTTACCAAGCGTTGTACCTACGCCTGTGCCAGCAATAAAAGACAATGCATCAGGTGCCAACATACCGGCAGTTTCTGCCACAAACCCCGGTAAATCTCCAATACCTTTAATATCTGAAAGTTTATTATACGCTGTAGGATTTTCGGCTTCTGCCGCAGCCATACGGTCTTGATATTCCTTCATTTGTTCTTGAGCGTATTGGTCATGCCCAGTAACAGAACCCGCTAATGCTGGAATCAAATCAAATGCAGTGCCTTTAAGTCCTTCAATACCCCGAGAAAAAGCACCTTTAAAAAGTTCTTTAGCGGGTAAATCTTTTGGATCTAACAACGGTGTATTAGCTTTAGTCTGTAACCCTTGAGCATGAGACATAATGTCTTTATCAGACATAGAATCAGGATAATTTACTACCCCGACCCCCGGTATAGTTACCTTTGGCATAGTGGTCCTTATTCTGCGCTAGAAGCTACTACAGGAGTTTTTGCCCCAAAAAACTGCATAGTTCTTAATCTTTTACCAGTATAGTCATCTAGTGCCTGATTAAATACATCCATATTACGCTGGTAAGAACCAGAGCTAGGATCAGTTTTAGTTAAAGCAATTTGAGTCTCTTTTGGTAAATTCTTAAAAAATGGTGCAGTTGACGGGTTAGCTTTATATCCTTCTGCAGCATCAAGTTCTTTTTGAACTACAGTACCGGAAACAGAACCAAGCCCTTGGCTACCTGTATTCTTTTTATTAAGATAGTAGTGTGCTTGTGCAGCGTACAACGGTGCTTTAGCTTTAAATTCTGCAGCATCAATACCCAATTTTTGAGCTTGCATTTGCAATCCAGCGCCACTCATACCTAATGCCATATATTGACCCATTAACTTATCTTTACGGTCATTTTCAGCTTGTGTACTACGTAGATATTCAGGACCAAATGCACCAATAGCATCACCCATTCCAGTACCAACACCTTTATGGCTACCCCAAGCAGCACCACCAGCTATAAGTGCATTACTAATAGCTTTGCTTGAATCGTCACGATTGTACTGACTCATTAACATATTAGAAAAGTTATCTACCATTTTGGTAATATTATTCGTAGACTTAGTAACATCAAATGTATCCATATTAACAACTGGAGCACTTGGTTCTCTAGGCACAGAAGGAGCACGGTCACCAATAATAATTTTATTGTTAGGTTTTTCTACTGGGGGTTTAGTTTCTACTGGAGGTTTAGTTTCTACAGGTGTTGGAGCAGGTGCGTCAGGATCCATAGCATTAACAGTCCCTTTAGCTACATTACTAAAAGCACTACCAATTTTACTAAAAATAGGAGAAAGGTCTGCGCTGGAATCGTCAGTACTTGTACCACCAACAAGAAAACGTTTAACTTCACCACCTTTTCTAAAAGCAATAACTCCACCACCAGCAATACCTTGTGGGACTTGTTGTGGAGCTTGAGCCATTTGTTGAGGGGCTTGTTGGGGTTGTGCTAATTGTTGAATACCTTGTGGGGCTTGTTGTGGTTGAGCTAGTTGTTGAATACTTTGCGGTTGCATTTGCTGAGCTTGACCTTCTTGAGCTTTAGCAAGTATTTCCGACATCATCATATCTATTTGTTTAACTTCTTTTTTGTTGCCTTTTTCTTCAGCAATATCTCTTTGAACTTTTAAGTCAGCCAAAATAGTAGGTAATGCGGCTTGTAGCTTTTGTAAATCTACTGCTTGAGTTTGGGCTACTTGCTGTTGCAACTTAGCATCATTATCTTGAACAACTGTAGATGTAGGTGCTGGTGAAATAGCTTTAGACTGTAAAGATTCGCTTGTTTTTAATGCGCTAACTAAATCAGCAGGTAATCCTTTTGGAATTACCCCATCTTTAAGGCTTTGATCTGGTACCGACTTTGGATCATCTATAGCTTTAGTAACAATAGAACCAATACCACCATTAGCCATACGTTTAATTTTCATAATACCGCCAGCTTTAGCAGCAGCAACTTGTGGCGTATTCATATTAATAGTAGTTGTAGGTGCGTTACCACTTGCAGCAGCAATACCAAGCCCAGTCATTCCAGCACCACCAATTAAATTAGCAGTAGAAGGGGGAGCAACTTGTTGAACTTGAGTTGTATCTGTAACAGGAATACCAGAAGCTAAGTTTTTTAGATTAGTAAGTTGTTGTATTGGATATTGTTGACCGGTCTGGTAGTTCTGCATAGCCTGATTAATAATTGCTTGCTGACCCGCAGTCTGTTGTTGACCGTATTGATTTTGTACACCAATATTAGCCAAGTTAGTAGCATTTTGTGAAGCACCAATATTAGCTAAAGTATTACCACCAGTAATAGCAGCTTGATTACCTTGTAACCCAATATTAGCTACGTTATTAGCTTGAGTTTGTGCATTACCATATGCAGTGTTATAGGCGTTACCAATTAACTGGTTATTAGCCAGCATTTGATTTTGTTGATTTAAACCTTGTGCTAAAGCATTACGTGATCCGCCGAAAGCACCTGCACCTGTAGCAGCGCTTTGGGCTTGTTGTCCTGCGATACCATACTGTTGGTTAGATAGCTGTAGAGCTGGGTTAAGCACATTTTGAATATATGGGTTCATATACTGACTCATAGCATTACCACTAGTCAGAGTGTTTTGCAGATTTTGACCTGCACCTAAAGCACCCATAGTACCCATACCAGCGGCGCCAGTAGCCATACCATACTGTCCAGGAGTTTGCAGATTACTTGCAGCACCAAAAGATTGGTTTTGAAGTTGACTAAATGGAGCCACTGCAGAATTAGCGGCAGTCATATCATTAGCAGTCATACCATATTGACCACCTTGACCATTGGATGTACCAAAAGCATTGTATGGGTTCATGCCTGTAATTTGACCCGAGGTTGGGTCAGTTTGAAACACTTGGTTTTGAGCAGCACCAAGCATAGACGTCACATAGGGCGCTGCCCAAGGTGATAGACTTGAATATTGATTTGATACTGATTGTGTGGTTCCACCACCACCGCTAGATCCGCCGCCACCAAAACCCAACATAAATTGGTCTATAAAAAACCACTTTAACAATTTAATCAAATTCATATATTTGCCTCTACAATCCTGTAGCGTTCTTTAAACCCGTATCTACTCCACAAACGTGCAATAGACTCTCTAGCAGCACCTTGAACTTTAGTAGCTCCAAAATGCTTAAAAATTTCTACCATCTGACCATAAGTATCTTTACTGGAAATTAACTTTCCACCTATAGCTGTAACAAATGCTACCCTACTGTTTGGCATATTTAGAAAATTTACTGTTGCTGCGCCGTATATTTTCTCATTATCTCCTGCCACTAACAACATCCATTGCCCTGTGCAAACAAACACTTTAATCTGATCTAATGTGTACTCATCGCCAAACTTACAGGCTTCTGCTAAAAAACCTTCTACTTTAGGCCAAATTTGGGCACAGTAGTTTGTCTGGATGTGGCTAATGATCATTTTGGTAAGTATTTGTCTGCCTTAATTTGTTTGCCTTGTTTCTTATTACCTGTGCGAGCATGTCGTATGTTATCCATCATCTTATAGAGGTGCTTTGCACCAGCATCAGTAGAACCGTTACCAAGATGCGAGACAACGTCAGCAGGCACAACAAACTCACCATCAGCCAAACGGGCTGGTTGTTTATGACCAATTGTTGCAGGAATTTCGTCGGACATACCATCGCCAGGACCTTTAAGTAAACGACCACCATCTGAATAACCACCTAAGTGATAGCCAGTTCCACCACCAGAGGCTAAACCCATAATACCGCCTGAAGCTGCATGAGTTGGTTGATTACCAATACCTTGGCTTTGTAATGCTGATAGAACACCCGTTGCTTGGCTTTGGTTAATACCATATTGGTTTAATAAAGACTGTGTTTGTGGGGATAAACTAGCACTTTTACTTTGATTCAGATCAGCAGGATTAACCGATGTTTGGTTAACGTCAGGAGTCATTTCGGCTTCAGCCCCACCACCTACAGCTAACTTAGCAATGCCACCCTCAGCTGCTTGGAAGTAACCTTGATAATTTGGGCTTAGCTGGGCACTCATAATACCCGGTACAGGCTTAGATTGACCAATAGTGTTTTGTGAAGTAATGCCGGGACCACTAGTTTTATTACCAAATAAACCTGAACCATAGGCAACCATAGCTGCAGGTACACCGTATTTTAAAAGGTTTGGGTTAGTCATAGCGGTTTTAGCGCCTTGAACAGCAGCATTGCTACTACCTACGGGGGCCGTACTTGGACCAATATTACTTGCAATACCTACACCTTTATCTAAAGCATTGGCAGAAGCGGCATTAATACCACCAGCAGTTGATCCTGTTTGGGCTGTTTGGGTTATAGCTGCATCAGCTTGGGCTGAAGTCATACCATAGGTATCCATTAAAGCTTGGTTTACTTCGCTATAACTTGCTCCCGCCGCTTGCATTGAAGCAACATCAGTACCAATTTGTCCAGTAACATTTCCTGCGGCACCCATCATTGATCCACCAATACCACCACCTACAGCACCAAGCGCACCACCCATTAATGCGCCATTAAGCACATTTTTTCCTTGGATACCCGCCATTAATGCACCTGTACCAGCACCAACTAAACCAGAACCGATAGCAGCAGTGCCAGCAGTACCAATAGCTGCAGCGGCTTCGGATCCAATAATAGCTACACCAACGTCAACAAATGCCATATTAGTTTCCTTCCAATAACGGATTCTCGACAAACATGTGTTCTAGCTTTTTCACATCAGTTTCATCGGTTGCAAAAATATTTTGAAAAACAACGGTTTCGATTATGTAAGCTATTTTCCTACCGGGTTTACCTACAAAAGTAGCAGGGGCAACTAACTCTATAACTTCCCCATCTTCTTTAACTAGTTTCATTTTGCCTTGCAGCAAAATACATAAATGTTCAGTCTTATGGGGTTTACCTACAATAATAGAGCCAGCAGGCATAGTAACTTCTTTAACATACATTCCAGGTCCAAAATGATGTTTTTCAACACATTTAACTTGCGGCATAGCACGAAGCTGGGGCAACATAGCTTCTATTTTTTTAAACGAAGGCTGTATTACTAGGCTCATAGAGTAGCCATTAACTTAAACTGTGGTTGATCTGATTGCTGTGCTGTAACCCCCATAGGTTGGGCAGCTTGCATAAGTACTGGGTCAGCATCTTTATCGTAGATAGTATGAATACCCGCTTTACGAAGCAAATTAATAAAGTGTTTAACATCTTCGCTAAGTTGGGCTTCGGTATCTAAAGTAAAAAAGTGAATCTGGGCAACTCCTTGACCCATTTCTTTAATAGCCATAATTGACTGCCTAAACTGAAGTAATTGTAAACCTTCGGATATTTCTTTTTGTACTGCAGCCATACCTTGTGGGATAGGGATTCCACGGTTTTGGAAGTAATTAGTTAGTATTTTTAAAGCGCTAGCTGCAGGCTTTTTAGGAGCCATTTGTGCAGGGGGCATGGAAGGATTAAGCGCACTGATTCCGGCATTACCTGCGTTGTCACCCATAGCATGCTTCATAAGCATAGCTGCACCAATTCCCATATTAGCCATAAATGGCCTCCTTTAATACGTATTTATTGAAGTTTATCATTTAAACCACCGTTCCACTAGCATTTACCCATTTAGTACCGTTCCACCAAATAGGATACCCAAGAGTGGTATCAAAGTAAAACTGACCAATTTGTTGATTAGCAGTCGGTCTTTGGGTTTTTGTTCCGTAGTCTGGTATAGCAGTAGCTTGGGTATAGTTATTTAGCTGGTTAAAGTACAAACGTAGCTGGCTTAATATTTGGTTCTCAAATTGAGGCGTATAGTTGCTAGGCGCAGATACTGGTAAGTTTGGTGGCGCTGGGTTTAACGGTGTACCGTTATAGTTAAAGTAGGTTGGAATTGT